ATGTTGGTTGCTCTGCTAACGGATAGTCAAGTGTAAATACCTGAGTTTCTCCGTCGCCTTTAAAAGTTTTAACTTTACTGGCCGTTCGTTGCATACCGCCGCGGATATACTGCTTATTTCTGTAATCTTGCCTGTTTTCTTCGACTGATAGGTCATATACTTGCTGTCCGTCGTATACTTCCCAGGGAGCTGTACTGGTTGCTCTGCCAAAATAATCTAATGACTTGTCATAATTCACTTGCCATTGCAAGCCCGATAACTCTGATATTTCATCTAGACAATCAGAAGCTTTTTTGTAATTGAAAACTATCTTGTCAATGGTTATGCTTTCCTGAATGTCTCCGGCTGTTATACTTTCATCTGACAAATAATTAGTAATAATATCTTCGATAATTTCTTTATCAGTCATGTCTTCATAGACTTCTGCGACAAGTCTTTTGTCAGCTAATTGATGGTTATCTACACACTGTGCAGTCCATTCGAGGTCAGATACACCCCTGGCAAATCTATTTTGAGGGTTGCGGTTAACGGATCCAGCTATATAATAATTATCAAATTCTATTTCAACAGGCTGACCAATTATCGGTTTACTTCCATAGTTTCCAAAAAGACCAAAGGAAAAGGTTGTCCTTGCGTTAATTCTATCAACTGCGGAAAAGGAACCCTTGCGGTTCTCAAGACTCCTGTCTGTAGTTCCGATTGTAAGACTAATATTACTGGTCATTGGACAACCCTCCCACATCTTTAATATATCTGACTGCTCTATTCATAAATATATCCATATCATTTTCTGACATTAGTTTTGCATCGTAGAAATTAACATTAATACTTCTGCTATTTGTGCCTGTGGCTACCTGTTGTTGTGGCATTTGCTGGGTTATTCCCTGTGCTAATTGAGCAAATACTTGTTTGTTAAGTGGTAATACGGCTTCGCTTTCCGGACCTTCACCAATCATGGCAACCGTTGGGCCTTCAACAAGAGCACCTTCAGCCATGGCTCTTACTCCGGCTTTTAAACCTTCGAATGCTAATAACGAAGGTACAGTTGCCGCTAATATCGCTGGAATAGCCAGTAATGTTGCACCAAATGTAAGTGGTGCTGCTATCAACGCTTTAGCCTGCTCTGCTATTTGATAAGCCAAAATTTGTTTTTCTAACATTGTAATGATATCCAACAGCATATCTTTCAAAACATCTTTAATGCTTTTCCTGCTATCTTCATATGCTACTTCTGTATCATCTAGCCTGTCTTTTTCAGCTTGTTGTAATTCTGCCTTTAATTTGTCATATTTTTTATTAATTTTTTCTTTTTCTTTTACATTGTCTCCAACATTTTTAAGTTCTTCTTGTCTTTTTTTCTCCAAGTCATCTATTTGACTTTTTATGTCATTTTTTATTGTAGCTCTTTTATTTTTATATTCTTTTGCGGCTTTATAATTAGAATCAAACATATCAACAATACTATTAGCTATATCTTTGCTAACACTTTTTATGGTAATTCCTGCATCCTTAGCATGTTGAGCCACGTTTTCCCAAAAAGTGCCATAATATTTCTCTTGTTCATCCAGTATTTTCTTTTCTTCATTAGCATAATATCGTAATATATCAGTAGTATCAGCACCTTTTTCTTCTGCTATTCTAAGGGCTTCCTTTTTTTCTTCTTCTAATATTTCTTCGCGTGTAGCAGTTTGTTGGAATAATTTATCAGACCATTTTTGTTCAAAACCTTCTTTCTTCCTATAGTGCTCATCTGCCATTCTCTGCAGTTCGGCATTAGACTCTGCAACGCCCTGCTGGTAGTCACTAATAATCTGTTCTCTGTCAGCAGCGTTTTTCTCAAGCCTTGTCTTTTCTTTTTCTGCCTGATCATCTAATATTTGCTGTCTTCTAATTTGATAAGCTATTTCAAGATCGGTAATATCAGCACCAGACTCACGATATTGTTTTTTCTTCTCTTCAAAATTTTTGTCTAGTTTTTCTAACTCAGTAGCCTTCAATTGGAATAATTCTTCCTGCGCTTCTTGTTCTAGTTTTTCCTGTTCATCATAGTATTCATCCACTAGCTTTTGTAATTTAGCATTATGTTGTTCTCTATCAGACACTATTTTATCTAATGTTTCCTGGTGTGATTGTGCCCTCTCTTCTTCAAATTCCTTTTCTTTTTGAGTCTGCTTTTCTTTTTCGGCATAGTGCTCATCTGCCATTCTCTGCAGTTCGGCATTAGACTCTGCAACGTCCTGCTGATAATCATTAATAATCTCTTTTCTATTAGCAGCATTTTTTTCAAGTCTTGCTTTCTCTTCTTGAGCTTGCTTTTCTAATATTTCTTGCCTTCTTATCTGATATGCTTTTTCAAGGTCAGTAATATCAGCGCCAGACTCACGATATTGTTTTTTCTTCTCTTCAAATTCTTTTTCTAACTTTTCAAGATCAGTAGCTCTTAACTGAAATAATTCCTCCTGAGCTTTTTCCTCAAGTCTTTTCTGCTCAGCAAGATAATCCTCTAGCTTATTTCCCATATCTCTGAGGTAATCTTCTCTGTCCTGCTTGATTTTTTCAAGTATTTTTTTATGTTCCTCTGACCTTTCCCTCTCATGTTGATTTTGTTGCTGTTTTTCTTCTCCGATTTGTTCGGTTTCATATTTGTATTCATCAACAACAAAGTCAACTTCATCTTCCACGTTATTTTTAGCTTCTACAGAAAAAACATTAAGGGTATCAATTATTCCAGATACATCATCAGCAATTGCTTTTCCTGCATCTCCAAAACTTACTCCCATATTTTCTGCAGCTTCAGCAATTCTTTTATCGTTTTCTTCGGATTTTTTCTGCAGTTCTTCAATTTTTGCGGCGGATCCGTCTGCGCTGTCGGAAATTGCATCTTTCATTCCCTTAAATTTATCACCAATTCCAAAAGGAAGACTTTCAAGAACACCTAATTTTTCCAGCATAGCATCGATAGTATTAAGTGTTACCTGTTTCATCTTAATAAAAGCAACCTGGATACCTATCGACATATTTTCTGCCTGAGCTTTAATCTGTTCCCATATAGCACCAAGAGCTGATTTGACCTCTTGCCAATTGTTATATACTAATATTGCTGCTGTTACAAGTCCGGCTATAGCTGCAGCTGTACCTAATGCTGGGGCTGATATCCCTGCTATTGCTGCGGCTCCTTTCCACAATAATGGTATTAATGTACCAAAAGCGGATATAATTGGTCCAAGAATCATTTGAATTGGTCCTAATGCTGCAGAAAGTCCGATTGCACCAAGAATAAACTTTTGTAGTGGAGGGTCCAGATCGCCAAACCACGCTGCCATGTCTCCTATTCTGCCAATAAGACTTGACAGTATAGGTATTATATCGTCTTGAATTACAGGAAATAACTGGTCAAGAAATATAGGAATTAGTTCATTACCCAGCTGGCGGAATAGACCTTTCCCAGCTTCTGTTATTTCGTGCAAGGTATCAGTCCACTCAACACCGGCTCCAATTGCATCATCGTCCATTACAATACCAAGTTCGTGGGCTTTTTCTGTTAGGTCTTCAATGTTGCCAGATGATTGATTAAGTATTGGTATTAATTCTTTACCGCCCCGGCCAAACAATTCCATTGCTAACTGATTTCTTTTTGTAACATCCTCCATCTCTGCAAGTTTTTTAATTGTTGCGGGGAAAAGGTCGTCCATATTGCGAAGATTTCCTGCGCTGTCTTGAATCTCTATATTAAGAGTTTCAAATGCTCTCTTAGCAGAGGCAAGACCATCATCTGCTTCACCTACACGTTTTTGAAAACGGGATAATCCACGTTCAAGACTTGTAAGCTCTACTCCCAACTGCTCGCCGACAAACTTCCATTCCTGGGTTGCCTGAGCTGACATTCCCATTCTTTGGCTGGTTTTGTCAATAATATCAGCATAGTCAGCAGTCTTTTTCGCAAGTGCGGTTAATCCTCCTGCAACTGCGACAATTGGTCCGGTTACCCACTTAGTCATTCCACGTCCAGTTGCAGAAACAGAAGATCCTACTTCTTGAAAGCGTTTCTTCATTTTTTCCGATTTATTATCTATATCACTAAGTCCTTTTACAACTGTGGCTTTCCCGTTCAACGCAATATTACCCACTAATCTAAACACTTCAAAGCTAATTCTATTCACCCCGCTTTCCTTTGCCAAAATCTATATTCCTAATAATATTTTTCGACTTCTCTATATTGTTTTGCTCTTCTTTTTGGGTCTCATCTTTACTTTTAGGCGGTTCAATTTCTGTTAATCCAAGCATATTAAGATATTTTTGAAACGACATTTTCGGGCCAGCAAAATAATAAGCCATTGTAGCTAATGAAAAAGCAGAAGCGGACTCTTCAGCCCGCCTTTCATTGTGCTTTTCTGCTGCTATTTTAAGTTTTTTTAGATACCCACTGAATGGTATTTCTGCAATTTGCTTATCCGTCCAGCCGTACCGTGCTTGCAATATGTCTATTTCTCTGTCAAACTGTTCCGAGATTTGCTCATCTTCCTGTACAATTGCAAGACAGCGGTAAAAAAACTATGCACATCATCTTTTTCTGTTAGCTGGTTAACAATTTTAGGCATAGTGTCAAAAGGTGTCTTGTCAAATTCTTCTGGCTTCTTGCCAATTAAGTCAGCAAACCATGTCTTTAAGTCCTGTTCAGCAAATTCAAGGCAGTTTTGCAATACGAGGAAAGCAAGATCTATTCCCATTTCCTCTTTTTCTGCTTCAGTTAATTCCTTTTTGTTTTTATCTCCAGACTTAGACTTGATTAACTTTTTAATTGAGTCCTTATTTTCGCTAACAACTTTCATCAACATTCTGGCGACGGTGAAAACATCACCTGTGTTTAAGTCTCTAATTTCTAGTTCTTTTTTATCAGTCATTTAACCACTCCTTACGATATGACTATTTCAAGTTCGTTACTGGCTGCATCTCCGGTTAATGCTGCGGCAAGTGCCTGTAATGTGATCGTACCTGCATCTGTGGTGCTCAAATCAGCGCCGGAACTATCAAAGTCAACAACAACTGTCTGATCATCAACATACAGTATCTCCGAGAATGCAAGTCCAGTTGTGCCAGCATCAAGGCTCCAATTAGATGTATTTTCTGCATCTGCTTCGGAAGCAAAAGTATCTCCTGACAGATTAACTGTAATATCCGGGTCAGTCTGGTCTTCGACTATTTTTGAAGTTGTACTAATAATAGGATTGTCAGCTTTCGGATAAAGAACTTCCCACGGCTCAGTTTCAAGATCTGCTGTATTAAAATGCCCACTAAATGTAATGCTTAATCCGGCCTCATCGCCATCCGCCGTGTCGATTCCTAAGTTATCTGAGGCAAGGGCATTGTTAATTATGCAAACAATAGGCTGGTCTTTCCCGTGTACTTCTCCGACAAGAGCAATATTGTCAATATAATCGGTCAGTGCAATTTGCAAGGACCTGGTTATTTGGTCATGCGTAGAGTCTGCATCCGGGAAGTCTGCAACACTAGAACCTGGCAAGGCATCCGCAAATCTTTCTGAACTCATCTCAACAAAGTTAGCAGTCAACTGCGGCATTACGCTAATAATGCGTTTGTTACCTTTCAGCTCACCCTTTACCCCGTCGACTTCCATGTATTTTATTTCTTGCTCAACTGTATAATTATTACCATCCCGAGTTGCCCCCATCAATGTCCAGTTATCAGGGTTCTCCTTGTCTCCATCATCAAAGTAATATACCGCTCCAGCATCAACGAGAAAATTTTCGACTGTTTCTGAAGTTATTCCATGCGTTTTTAAGTTTCCATAAGTCACTTTTTATCACTCCTTAGTAATTATCACTATTTTTCACAAAATCAACATCCCAGGCTCTTATCCGATACCTGGAAGCATAATGAATAATGTAATCCTCTTCTGCAATTACATAGCCGTCATTGTCAAATCTTACCTGCATTGCTCCCCAGTCATTGTCTGAGGTTTTTAACATATGCAATTCATTCTTAATAGCTTTCGCAATATCATCAACTGTTGCTGTAGATCCGCCCTCCTGGTAATCCCAAACGTCAATATAAGCATAACGGGTTCGCTTATTCCAGTGATTTCCCTCTATACTTTCAAGCCTGTAGACCATATAGGGAAACTCGCTGTTTTGCTTAGCCCAATTCTGATATATTACAGGTACAAAAAGCCCGTCCGAATACTCATATTCAGCGAGCAAGTCTGTAATATCAGAGGTATTAAGTAATCCGTATAATGTTTCAGGCTTCACTAAAACCACCTCTTCCCTAATATCTGTCTGGTTGTCCGCTCTTCTTCCCGTAATGTTTTTTCAAGAAATGGTCGGGCTTTCATGTTGCGTGTTCCCATTTCAAGCCAATAAGCCTGAAAAGCTGTGCTGCCTATTTTGCCGGTCGGACCTCCACGAGTTTGCTTAATTTCTATTTTAATACTTTTTTCTAACCTGCCCGTGTAATGGGCCGGTGGCTTTCCAGGTGAAGAAGCTGTATAAGTCCTATCTGTTCCAGGAACTTTGTAAGTCCTGCCGCTCCCGGTTTTCCCCAGCTTTGCCTCGACTGCTTTTTTGTTATGTTCTAATGCTTTCTGTATTTGCTTTGTAGATACTTGATCTATTTTTTTCATTACCTTGTCAAAACTTTTTACAAGTGTTGCACCTTTCATTTGCTATCACCTTCAAAAACAGGCCCAACAAAACCGCCGCATTTAGGGCAAGTAGTATCGTAATAATCCCAATTTTTATTACTTTTTTCTTTATTGGACGTTGGTTTATAACCGCAATCTTCGCATTTCATTACAATATCATTTTTCATCTGGCATCACCTTCAATCTCGACTGCTTCAATTTCTATCTTTGCGCCAATTTCATCTATATTTCTAATTCCTTCAATGTCAAACATTCTGTCACCAAATTGTATCTTTTTTTCTGATATGACTGCTGGCCCTCGAGTAGTTATCCTGTGTGTTATTTCCATTTCGGACTTGCTATAATCTGCCTTTTCTGCTGTAGAGATAGGTTGTACCCTTGCCCAGCGCGTCTCTTCCTTCTCAAAAGTAGTCTCAAATCCACCCTGACCGTCTGGTATATTCTTTTCTGCCATAATATCAATTGGGTGTCTTAATTTGCCTGCTTCGTGTCTGACATTACTCATATTGGTATCACCCTATCTCCGCTGAGTAAAGATTTAACTCCATTAGGAATTAATTTTGGTACAGCTCCAGTGCCAACTATTTCCTCCCTAAATTCATACCATTCACCAATCAGCAGTTTGATTGCATGCTTGTATCTTTCCGGTATACTAGCTGTGTAATCTGTTGTTTCTCCACTATCATCTGGTTCATATCCAGCTACATAAGTTATTTGAATAGCATTTACAGGATAAAGATTAATTGAAGGAAATATTGGGAATTCGTATTTATCTGCAAGGTAAATTTTCGGAACAAAGGATTCACTATCAACAATATAATTATCACTATTCCATTCTTCGACATTACCGTCTTCATCTTTGTATTCTATCTTTTCAACTTCAAGTAGTGGTGGCCGGGATAAATCAAACGGAAAATCAGGCCAGCAGTCAAAAGATAATCTCCATTTTTGTTGGACATATGAACGGTTTGAGATTGATTCGCACTTCTCCCGGGCAACCTGTATAAGTGATTCAATCAAGTCATTTTCAAGGTCATGTGTAACCCGTAAATGGCTTTTTGCTTCTGCTAATGTAACTGGTTCAACCGCTGGCTTTTCAATTTTTTTTAACTTCATTTAATCACCCCAGTTCTTTTTCAACTTTGATCGCTTCTTCTCTGCCCTGAATTTTCTTCCCACTACTCAATTCATACCAGCCGCCGCCGGTTTCTTTAGGGTATACATTGGTTTCTTTTTTGCTCTCTGGTGTTTCCCTATTAGACTGCATTTTTTCTTCCGGTTTTTCCGTATATTCTGCATAACCAGCTTTTACATATTTTTCTGTAGTTTTATTCAGCGGATATTCCTTACCTTTCTCATAAGTACCATTCGAGCTAGCGGCAGTAGTTTTCATTCTAATTTTAGTCATTTATGTCACCGCCTATATTCTTTTCAATTCGATTTGAACACAGACTCCTGCAATTTCAGCTGTAG